GTCAGTAAACCTGCAGCAGGTGTAGTCGATACAGAGGCTATGTCTGTCTTAGCCGAGATAGCAGAAGCAATTGAAGTATTATTTTCTTCAGAAAGAGTTGGTTTGGGAGCATCAGTGTCAACTGAAATTAATTCAAGTGTGGTGCTTTGATTTTCTTGTACTCTAGTGATTTGAGTTGACACACTTATCGCTTCGGCTCTGGCTTGATCTTTCAAACCCGGATCTTTCAAAGTTTTAATACCGACTTTTTGGACTAGTACCGGGCTACCGTTAATATTACTGACTAATTTTGGTGATCTTTGAATTCTCATTTTTCTTGCCTCCAATACTATTTACACCAAAGTTCTCCAAATTCACTTGACAACATTAAGTGAACATATTATTATTAACCTATGAACTATCTAATCGTAGACACGGCCAATACCTTTTTCCGCGCTCGCCACGCGGCACACCGTGCTGCCGATGATTGGCAGCGACTGGGCTATGCCCTTCACGTTACTCTAGCCAGTGTGAACAAGTGTGTGCGCCAGTTTGGTGCTGATCACGTGGTGTTTGCCTTGGAGGGACGCTCCTGGCGCAAGGACTTCTACGAACCCTACAAAAAGAACCGTGCAGTGGCTCGCGCGGCTCTGACCGAAGCCGAAGCCGAGCAAGATCGCCTTTTTTGGGACACCTATGATGAATTCACTAAATACATAGCAGCCAAGACTAACTGCTCTGTAATTAGGCATCCTGAAGCGGAAGCGGATGATATCATCGCCCGGTGGATTGCGCTACACCCCACAGACCAGCACACCATAGTCTCCTCAGACACTGATTTCGTACAGTTAGTGGCAGCCAATGTTCGTCAATACAACGGTATCACGGACGAGGTCATTACACTAGAGGGGATTTTTGATTCAAAAATGAAACCTGTGATAGACAAAAAGACCAAAGCGGCCAAACTGCCTCCTGATCCTCAATGGTTGTTGTTCGAAAAGTGTATGCGCGGTGATCCCACTGACAACATCTTTAGTGCCTATCCTGGTGTCAGGACCAAGGGCACAAAAAACAAAGTAGGCCTACAGGAGGCCTATGCAGATCGAGACAAAAAAGGTTTTAACTGGAACAATCTCATGCTACAACGCTGGACTGATCACAACGGACAGGAACATCGTGTGCTGGACTGTTATGAGCGCAACTGTACTCTAGTGGATCTCACAGCACAGCCTCGAGAAATCCGAGATGCGGTAGATTGCGCCATCGTAGAACAGCGCAGCCACAAGGATGTGGGACAGGTGGGCATACACTTCATGAAGTTCTGTGGCAAGTACGAACTAGTGAAAATATCCGAGCAGGCCGAACAATACAGCCGTTGGCTCAACGAAACCTACAGCGGAGTGCTCAATGATTGACCACAATGTTGAACACACTGTGTTCCAGGCCAAGTACCCCAAAATGGTAGATGAAACTTTTTACTTGGAAACTGGACCTGGATGGGCACGGATCATTGATCAAGTTACCGCTGAGATTTATTCCACTGTGAGTGAACGCAGACTGCAACGTGCCAATGTGCTGAGATACAATCGCGCACTGGCTCGTGGCCTGGCCGGAGACAGTCGTGGGTTGGAATATTATTTTACCCGAATCTACTACAATCGCATACGCCCTGGTACAGAAATGATCGAAAGAAAAGTGGTACAGTCTTTGTTGGATGCCGAATATCAACCTGTGCCCGAGGCCTATGTGTATCCACACTTGGTGCAGGTCAAAGAAAAGTTTGGTGATCTCAGATACTATGCAGACCATTTACACAATGACTTGACACCCTTGGTCAACCTAGCAGAAAGGCTGTGCAGATACACCTGCGAACACTGCGGCACACCCGGGCACAAGAGAGAAAACATAGGATGGCTTCGTGTGTTGTGCGACCATCACTACGAGATAGCAGAAAAGAATTTCAAGACACAACAAGCAAAAACAAATCAAGCAAAGGAGACAGCGTGACCAACCTAATAGCCAAACCCATCATTGATAAAAAGTTCTGGATCTTGACCGACGAGTCAGGCAAACGTGGCAACATCGAACAAGAAAACAATGGACAATATCGTGTGTTGTTTGACAACACCTATACCATACACAAGAACATGGCCAGCATCAGGAAAAGCATTCCGTTTCAATTCGCGGACAAGATCAAACCGGCCCGGGTCAAGAAAAATACACGTGAAGTGTATGGCTTTGATGTTGGCTGCCGAGCATACAATCCTGTGTGGGACGTCAAACGGTCACTGCCAATCTTTACCAAGACAGACAAAAGCCGATCATGGTATGCCGCAGGTTGGTATGCTGTGAGACAGACTGCAGACTTTGAAGTGATACGCAATCCCAAAGTAATCTTGATACAGCGTTACGAATATCAAGGACCATTCCATAGCCAGCAAGAAGCCGAGTCTGCTTGTGGCTGATGATACCAGGTACCTACACATACGCAGATTCATGGATCGTGTTCGTAGCACAGACATGACTTCAGGAAGGCCAGTGGTGTTTACCGCACAAGAAGTACAAAACCTTGCCTCGGACATTACCAAACTGTTGTTAGACAGCCAACAAACCATACCAGCTGTGACCACTGTGGAGTTTCCCACAGCCATATCAGGTGGCGGGTTTAAAAAATAGCAAAGAATAAACCGCACGGTTTATTTGATAAATAAACATATGAGCAGACCCAAACCCAAAGTCTTGTTAGAACAGACCAGCAAATCTACCTACAAATGCGATCAGGTACTCAGCAGCGAAGGTATCTGGGCTGTGTTCTATGATGGCAAACCTATCAGTCTCAAAAGCAGTCACAGTCTCACCAACGATGTTGGTCCAAGATATCGCAAAACAAGTTTTCCCAACTCAGGTCACGCCATCAATTTGGCCAAGAAACTGAATCAACAGTTTCACACAGACAAGTTCACAGTGGTACTCATGAACTCAGGTGATCTCATCTTTAGAGATGAAAAATAAAGATCTACTGACTCAAACGCTGTACGAAAAAATCCCAGAACCCGGTTATAACCTTGAGCAGGCACAACTGATTTGGTGGTGCAATGTGCGTGCCACGGGTGGACTCCGGCTCACACAAGAAGGTTGGAAAGTGCTCAAACGAGATCTTGAACTGGAAAGCTACAGCATCAACTTGGATAAAAAAGAAATCAACAAACAGTTTATCCTTGACCTAGATCGCAAGTTGACCACTCCTTATTTCATCGAGCGAGATCGCATACATCTGTTTGGCAGTCGAGAAGCAGTAATGGCCTTGCTACACGGCAACATGAGCCGATACCTAGAAAGTCTTGCCCGCAGTTAGCGGTTGACCAAAAAATACCATTTTGCTATACTAATGGTAACAATTGCGCACCGGGGTCATTTAACCAGCGTGAGTGATGTTGAAGGGTCAAGACTTTCGAGTCCCGAGTAGCCCGGTGTTTGTGGATATTTCCTACTCGCCCACTTTCTGCGGTCCTGCTAGATGGGCCGACGAATCACTTGATCTAGCCCAGGTAAGTGTGCGCTAACCACTGTATTTTTGCTAGGTTAGCGCTCACTTACCTTTAGTTTTTTGTACTTGACCAAAAAATCGTGTTTTGCTATAATATGCTTATGGACAGTAAAAAAGCACCCCGCAAAAAACGCTCAGATCGCACCCACATCGTTTACAAGATCGTGTCGGGCACAGACTTCTACATTGGTGTCACTGCCAAGACTGAGTCAACTGTGCTCAAGAGTGTGCGTGTTCGTATGAACAAGCATCTGTATCGTAGCCGTTCAGAAGATAAATCCTGGGCCTTGTACGAAGCCTTGCGTGATCGTGGCCCTGGTGCTTTTGCTTACTCGATCGTGGCAGTGGTGCGTGGCAAGAGTGAAGCACATTCGGTAGAACGTGCTCTGATACGCGAACTGCGTCCTAACCTGAATACTGATACTCGTGAAAGGAAAACACAATGAACCAAACTTTAACACAATACGACACCCGCCACGGCGGAGCATATGACCGTGGATCAGCCGATGCTTACTATCGCAGATCCTACGATCCTCAC